AAGGTCTTGATAAAGCTGGAGGAACTTTCTTAAAGTTTGGTGCAATTATAGGTGGTGCTGTAACTGGTGTCGCAGTTAAAGGTTTTATTGATGTTGGAATGTCAATAGAAAATTTACAAGTAAGATTAGAAGCATTATTTGGATCAGCACAAGAGGGAGCATTGGCATTTGAGGAGATGGTCAGCTTTGCTTCAAAAGTTCCATTTACATTAGAGCAAATACAACAGGGTTCAGGATCATTAGCTGTTGTT